AAAACGTAAAGGCATCAGCAATATGCCTACACCTGAACACTTAGAGAACTTCAAGAAGTTAGCTGAGAACGTGTTCCAACCTATCCGTGAGCACTTCGGTATTCCGATTCATATCTCATCCGGGTACAGAAGCAAAGCTTTGAATACTGCTGTTGGGGGGTCATTGTCCAGTCAACATTGCACGGGTGAAGCGATTGATATTGACATGGATGGAACGTCAATTACCAACAAACAAATCTTTGACTACATCAAGGATAACCTGGTATTTGACCAAATGATTTGGGAGTTTGGTACTGATTCCAATCCGGATTGGGTTCATGTTAGTTACGAATCAACGGGAAAACAACGTAAGCAAATCCTTAAAGCTATCAAACAAGGTGGATCTACAAAATATATTCCATATAAATGAGGCTAGTATTTATCACATCTGCTTTATTGCTTTGCTCTTGCTCTGCTCATTATCATGTGGTCAAGGCAATGAATAAAGGATATCGTTGCGATGAGAATTCAGATACGATAAGAATCACCACCATTGATTCAATACCTTATTCAAGGAATGACACCATCTTTTGGGAGAAGGTATTGGTTCAAAAGGATACGGTCATCAAATACAATACTTCGTTTGTGCCAAAAACAAGATGGCAAACTCGAATTGAGTATAAGATTACTCGTGACACTATCCGTCAAACTCAAAGAATAGAAGTTGCCAAATATAAGAGCGAGAAAAAGGGGAAGGCAAATATTTGGTTGTTTGTCATAGGATTTGGACTCGGATTATTCACCAAATACCTTTTCCAATATGCTAAAAAAGCACTCTAAAAACATTCACGAGCTTCACCTTGATGGTGCGACCGCACAACTTGCAATGATGTCCGACCTTCACTGGGATAATCCTAAGTGTGATTGGGATTTGCTAAGAAGAGATTTAGATTACTGTGTAAAAGAGTCTATTCCCATTATGTTGAATGGAGATACATTCTGCCTTATGCAAGGAAAATGGGACCCAAGGGGGACAAAATCCGACATTAGACCTGAGCATAACAATGTTAGATACCTAGACTCTATTGTGGAGACTGCGGTAGATTGGTTCTCACCATATGCACACCTAATGACTGTTGTTGGATATGGTAATCACGAGACTGCAATTATTAAACGTCAGGAAACAGATGTACTTCAGCGATTCGTTGACCTACTTAATTACAAAAATGGCAGCAATGTGATGACCGGAGGATATGGTGGATGGTTGATACTTCGCCAGGCATATGATACCAACTCAATCACCACAACAAAACTCAAATACTTCCATGGCTCAGGTGGTGGAGGTATCGTGACCAAGGGAGCAATCAACTTGACCAGGGCATTGGAAACATACGAGGACTTCGATATCTTCTCAATGGGCCACATCCATGAGAATGCTTGTCGAAACGATGTGAGAGATACAGTGATTCATTCACCCAGGCATGGATATGTCAACCATCACAAAAACATTCACCTCATGCTCACTGGAACATACAAAGAGGAGTACGGTGATGGCTCCAAAGGATGGCACGTTGAACGTGGAGCTCCCATCAAACCAACAGGTGGAAGAATACTCAAGATAAACGCTAAAGAAATAAAGAAGGAAGGCATAAAAAAAATGTACAAAAGTATCGATTCAATCAAATTTCCTTTGTAAATTAGCAACTCATTAGCGTGTGTAATTGGGGGATGTCGTGAGGCTCCCCTTTTTTATGTGACAAACATTTGCCACTATTTTAATTTATTGTCAATTGTATACGTGGTCAAATCCTACTTTAATGTTATTTTGCATATTATAATGTCCATAAATGGCAACATAAAGGGTGAATACATATTATAATGTTACTTATAAGTTACTTTTTATACGCAATCAGGTATAAATTAAGTATATTTCTTTACATTATATGTTTTTGCACCCCATCGGGTATAGTATTTACAATTAATTTTGTTCAAAAGTGAAAAAAAAGTTGAAAAAGTTTTGCAGTTGTGAAACTTATTACGATATTCGCAGTATAAATTTAAAAAACACGCAATGAAAAAACAAGAAATGATTGAAATTATGATTGCAGAGGAAAAGCAATTATGGAAAGAAATGATGGAGTGCATTGATAAACTTGGAATGCATGATCCAATTACGGATATGCAAATTGCAAGATGGTCAGCTGTTCATAAACTAGTATGTAAATTAAGAGGAATATGAAAACTTTAAACGAAAATCAAAAGGACATCCTTGGCACTGTTGTGGCATTGTCATTATTTTGGCTTGTAATCGGTTATTTATCGATTAACCAAGGAAACTATTGCCAAAGCAATAAAGTCCCGCAAATCGAAGAAAAACAAACCCAAAGCCCCGTATTAGAGAAGTATGGGGAATTAATTACTAAACACACGCAAAAATGAATTGGAAAAAAGAAGTAGAGAGAATTGATTTGGACTTCATGGATGTGGACAACTGCTCAATGGAAGCTCACTATAAGATTGGAGCAATATACTTTCGAATTAATATTGAATGGTGGAAAAACAACTATGATTTTGAAACCGCTCGATATGACATTGACATCAAGATGGTGGATGGAGTGTGGTGGACTGATGAAGATCCAACCGACAAGGTGATGGAGTTCGGTCCGGGATACAAGGAATGGATGCTTTCAATGATTGAGCACCTGATGGATGAGAGAGATTTCCTTGATGAATATACTTGGGGTAATGATAACGATGATATTGATTGGGAAGAGTATGGTATTTAAACTACAAAGGATGAAAAGGTTTTGGACAACCAAGTCATCCGCAGAAACAATCAGAGGTACATTCAATGAGGAATTGTACAAAAGAATATGTGAAATTAAATTTAATCAGACGTTATGAGCTACAAAAGAAAAGAAAACTATGAAGCATCAATGCTTGGAATTGCCATAAGTTTGGCAATGGCAGCAGTTTTAGGAATCATTAAAATTATCACGCTATGTATAAATTAAGTTATTGCTCAGGGAAAACAGTCATCCAATCCTGGACCTTCCCATCCAAGGCATTGTGCTATTGGAAGAAATCGGAGCTATTGAATCAAGGATTGTGTACGGTTGGGAAGTTTAAAGTGGAGGCGGTATGAAACAAGAGATGGTTTATTTAATTGGAAGAGAAGATACTGACTTTGTAAAAATTGGAATTACCAACGACATAGATAGAAGGCTTTCTCAGTTAAAAGAAAAAAATAAAGACGTGGAAATTTTGTCAATATATATATGTGATGATAGAAAATATGCAGCTAATCTTGAAAAGAAATTACACAACTTATTAGAACACAAACGAATTCAGTTTGAATGGTTTATTTTAACTCAGCCACAAATAATGACAGTGCATGAACTTATTTCTTCATTTCACAAAGTTCATAGTCATAAATTTGAGTTGCGTGAAAGAGAGATTAAATGGAGAAATAAACCAAGTTCAGAAAAATGGTATATACCAGGAGCAAATAACAAACCTTATTTTTTTTAATATGAATCAGCATCGAATCATGCGAGTAATCAAGCTCATTGAATTCCTAAAGGAGAAGCCTCGACACATCCACACGATGAGCAGGTATCTTCAAATCGGTGAACGATCAGTATACCGATACCTGAAGATGTATGAGCAGTTAGGATACCAGGTGGAGAGAGATATTAATAAGAAATACTTTATAAGATGACAAAGAACGATAAAATAAAAGCAATCAAACACATCATTCAACGAGATCAATTGGATGTAATAAGTCGACACCAGGTATTGACAATGAGGAGAAGGTATCTAATGGCTGAATTGAGAGGATTGAACATCCCATTTCATGCGATTGGTGAGTATTTCAATCGAGGTCATGCAACAGTAATGCACAATATCAATCAACACAATTGGGCAATTGAGAGTGGTGATTTGTATTACATCACCGTTATCCAAGATGATATCGATGAGCTTCGTGGAAATGCTCATGTAAAAAAAATGCGATTCCTTCGTGATGAGATTCTCAAATGTAAGTCGTACAATCAGCTCAAATCAATCAAAAGGAGAGTGTTGAGGAATGAATATGAGGAATTGTTATCAGTTGAGTAATAAAATAGGTACACAAGTACACATTTTCGGTCATATACTTATACTTATTTAATTATTTTGAGAATCGGAAAAAATAATATTTTCAAAAAATACCAAAAAAACGTGAAAATGTGTACCAAAATCGCTGAAACACTAGTAAACATTGAATTTTAGTAGGTACACATTTAGGTACACATTTAGGTACTAATTGAAAATAAAGTGTATTTTGTTGAGTAATGGAATAAATTACTATCTTTGTTGAGGGGTTGTCGGAGGCATCCACTTAAAAGGTTTTCACTGTTCCTTTCCCCCTCTTTTTTTAACAGTGAACTAAAACAGTATTATGATCGTATCAATTTTTAAGAAGGTAACGGATACCACAAATCCATTCAACAAATCAGCTCTATATTGTCTTGAAAGAATTCGAGATGGTAAGTCAAAGGAATTGGTTGAGCAAATCAGAGCTTGTGCCACTAAGGATGAGCAGAAACAATACAAGAATCAGCTTCCTGGTGTTTGCTTCAATGGAACTTTCAAGAGTCGCTCAGTGAAAGGTATCGAACAAAGGTCCGGATTGATGATATTGGACTTTGACAACATGAGCCATACTGCTGAGGCAATTCAATTCAAGGATTCCTTGATGTTCAACAACTTTGTTTTCAGTGCATGGATATCACCAAGCGGAAAAGGAGTGAAGGCATTAGTCAAGATTCCAACTGAGGGAGATTTCAAAGGTTATTTTGATGCCTTGAGAACTTACTTTGATTCGGACTATTGGGATAGTTCAGGCAGTAACCTTGACCGCTTTTGTTTTGAGAGTTACGATCCAAATATTTATATCAATCAAGATTCAATCATTTGGACTCAACTTGAAGAGCCGGAGATTGAGGAAATTGGCTCGATGGATGTCATGATTCCAATCAAATCGGACAACCGTATCATTGACAACTTGATGAAATGGTGGGAACGGAAGTATGGAATGGTGCCAGGTGAGAAGAACAATAACCTCTTTAAACTTGCAGCTGCATTCAATGACTTCGGTATTCAGAAAACTGAATGCGAGAATGTCATGCTTCGTTTTGATGAAGGAGGGAAAGAGAATGAGATTCGAAAGATAATCAAATCAGCATATTCAAAGACATCCCAATTCGGGACCAGGTACTTTGAAGATAATACCTCAAGAGCGAAGATTGAAAAACACATTCGAGCAGGTAAAAAAACCAATGATATCATCAAGATACTTCCGGAGTTCACTCAAGATGAAGTTGAAAAGTGCGTTGATGCCATTAAGGAAACCGGAAACATTGAGGACTTTTGGACTTATAACAATCAGAATCGAATTCAGTTGAGCATCCATCAGTACAAATTTTGGCTCCAACAAAACAACTTTTTCAAGTATTTTCCTGCTGATTCCAATACTTACTCATTCATTAAGAAGGAGCAGAATCTAATCGAGGAAACAAACGAGAAGAGAATCAAGGATTTCACCCTCAGCTCTCTATTGTCAAGGGAAGAGATTGGATTCCAACCGTATGATTTAATGGCAGGTGCGACAAAATACTTCACATCCGAATTCCTTTCCATGTTGGACAGTGCTCAAGTTGAGATGATGGAGGATACCGCGGAGAAATGCTATCTATATTACCGCAATTGTGCGGTGGAAATCACCAAACAAGGTATATTCAAGCATGAGTATATTGACCTGGATGGATATGTATGGAAGAGGCAGATAATTGACCGGGAATATATTGCTAGTGATCACCATAAAAGTGAGTTTAGAACATTCCTATGGTTGGTAAGTGGTAAAGATTCAGCGAAGTACAACTCATTCAAGTCGGTGATTGGATATTTGATGCATTCATACAAGACCTCAGCGAGTAATAAGGCGATAATATTTAACGATGAAACCATCTCAGAGAATCCGAATGGAGGAAGTGGAAAGGGATTGTTTTGGAATGCACTTGCTAAGTTAAAAAAGGTAGCATCAATTGATGGAAAGACATTTGAATTCACCAAAGGATTCCCTTATCAAACTGTTTCAACGGATACTCAACTCTTGGTATTCGATGATGTGAAAAAGAACTTCAACTTTGAGAATCTCTTCTCATTGATTACTGAGGGAATCACATTGGAATACAAAGGCCAAGATGCCATCAAGATACCAGTGAACAAATCTCCCAAAATTATCATCACGACCAACTACACGATTGGTGGAGTGGGTGGCTCATTCGAGAGAAGGAAGTTTGAAGTGGAGATGAGCAACTATTTTGGTCACACACGATCACCATTGGATGAATTCGGTCATATGTTATTTGATGATTGGAATGATGAGCAATGGATTATGTTTGACAATTTCATGATTCAATGCTGTCAATATTATCTCAAGAATGGATTGGTATCTCATGAGTTCACCAACCTGGATGTGCGTAAATTCATCAAGGAAACTTGTTTTGAGTTTTACGATTGGTCCAATGATGGGAATCTTCCTATCAATGTACGGTTGTACAAAGACGAGCTTCATGAGGCCTTCACTAATGAGTATACTGATTATGCTAAACTGAGCAAAAAGAAATTCTCTCAATGGCTGAGTATCTTTGGACATTATCATGGGCATCAAATCACTGAGAATAAAACAAACAACCGGAGATGGATTGAATACGGAAGGACCGATAAAACACCAAGTGATCCGGATGATATTTGGGATGAGTTAAACGATAAAGCAAAGGAGATATGACCAATTTAACATATGCTATTGATAATGAAACAGAATATTTAACATATAGAATGTTATTAAAGCCAATGGATTTTGAAGAATTAATACCTAATTCTATTCATTTAATTAATGGTAAAATATATCAGTTTGTTATGACCCCAACTATTGAAATAGATTTTGATAATGGAATATATGAATGCTTTGTAATATTTAAAAAAATAACAAAATGACCAAACAAAACAAAGAACGAATCAAGGACCTAGAACGAGCTCTCACCAGGGCGAAGTATCCGAAGATGCCATACATCGATTCATTCCTCACCAATTGGCAGGATAACTCAGCGAATGCACTCACTAAATCAATCTGCGGATTCCTTCAGATGAGTGGATGCCAAGCAGAGAGAATCAATACGATGGGAGTGTATCGCAAAAAGTACCGCACCGATGGAGTAGAGATGGGAGGACAATGGACCAAAGGAACGGGAACACCAGGTTCAGCAGATATCTCGGCAACCATTCGAGGACGATCAGTCAAGATTGAGGTGAAGTATGGGAAGGACCGCCAATCAGATGCACAAAAAGTATATCAAAAAATGATTGAAGATGCTGGAGGAGTGTACTATATCTCAAGAACTTTTGATGATTTCATTGAATTTTATGATGAATTTATTGCCAATCTAAAATAGTTTATTATCTTTATTGAAATTTAACACGCTAAATAATGGAAAAGAACACGAAAACAGTCGCAACGCTGTATCAAAAGTTGCACACTGCTAAGCAGCAAATCGGAAAGGTAGCAAAGAATGCTACGAATCCACATTTCAAAAAGTCATATGCCGACATCAATGCACTGCTCACCGCAGTCGAGCCAATTCTATTGGAGAATGGATTGATATTGCTTCAGCCAATTGTTGGAAATGATGTGGTGACGAGAATTATCGACATCGATTCGGGTGAGATGGTTGAGTCATTTATGACCTTGCCGATTATAACTGATCCACAAAAGGTATTGAGTGCGGTGACTTACTTCCGAAGAGGAACATTGCAATCACTTCTGTCACTTCAAGCAGTGGATGATGATGGAAAGGCAGCATCGATTGCAGTCGCACCGGTTAAACCTGCTCTTGACAATGCGAGATTTGAATCCGCAGTGGCATCCATTAGTGCAGGAAAGTACACAAAGGAGCAATTGATTGAGAAATGGACATTGAGTGAGGTACAACTTAAAGCATTAGAAGTATGAAGTGGCATCCATCCTCCATCGGCAAATTGATGACCAATGGCCGAGGCAAGAATGAAATGGGACAAACTGCGAAGAGTTACATCAAGCAGATTGCAAAGGAGAATTTCTACGGTTACCGAAGTGAAATCAACAATAAGTACATCCAAAAAGGATTGATGCAAGAGCAAGATTCGATTGACCTAGTTAACACCGTGCGATTCGAAGGATACATCAAGAACACCGTGCGAATGGTTGACGAGCTGATGACCGGTGAAGCGGATATCGTAACTGATGACCTAATCATCGACATCAAAACATCCTGGTCATTGGATACCTTTCCAGTGATGGCAGAGGATGGATACGATGCAATCTATGAGTGGCAGTTGAGAGCTTACATGAGGTTATACGACAAACCTAAGGCAGAATTAATCTATTGCATGGTGACAACATCCAACGAACTACTAAACGAGTGGGAGAACTTATATATCCATCGAGTTGACCATATCGCACCGGAGAAGAGAATCACCGTACTTTCGTTTGATCGTGATGAAGCGAAGGAGCAAGAGATGGTTGAGAGATTGGAATTGTGCACTGAGTATTATAATGAGTATTATAAATTATTAGAAGCGAAATGAAAATAACAATAGAACAATACGAACATAAGATTATTCACGAAGTACCTCATAACGATGTAACTCTAGACGAAGCTTTGCAAATGATTGAAGGACTTTTAAAAGCTACTGGATATTCTTTCAGTGGGAATCTTGAGATAGTGGATGAGTGGGTAGATAATGATGAAACCTTTAAAGGATAAGTCCCAATTTTTACCACATATCTTAAATAGAAATGATAACTAAACAACAAGAACAATGAAGATAATTAGCCTTTACCCAAGCAATGATGTTTACCAAGTGGTAAGTGAAGATGAATCAAGTGTTCACTTTCAAGGTAGCAAGGAAGATTGCATGAGATATTTACTTGAACAAGAACTAATTAAAAACGGAATAATTTAAACAACAAGAACAATGAAAGAGAAGATATACGCAATCATTACTCTTATTATCATGGCGATATCATTGACATTGGTTGGTACCGCCATCGCATCGCAGATATTTAAGGGAGCTTTCTAAGTAGTAACTTACCAAATAGTAACATAAACAAAACAAATACATGGAATTACAAGTAAAAGGCATAATCAAGATGATTGAGCCAATCAAACAAATCAGCGACAAGTTCTCAGTGAGAATGTTTGTCCTAACCGTAGCCAATGGAGAGTATCCTCAGGATGTAATCTTCCAATTAGCTCAAGACAAGTGTAAACTAATCGAGAACTATTCACCTGGTATTCCAATCACCGTGAAATTCAATCTGAGAGGTCGTGAGTACAACGGGAAGTATTACAATACTTTGGATGTGTGGAATATTAACTCAATGCCGGTAGTTGATGAGAGCTTTGACGATTCACCTTTCTGATGGGGAAACCATTCGTGACTTCATCGATAGAGAGGTGAGGTCACGAGTATCGAAAAGATACAAATTAGCACATATCGCTGAAGATATGGGAATCACTTACCTTCAGTTGTGGAGATTCTTGAAAGGTCATCCAGTGAATGAGGAGTTCTATATCAAATTTTTCAAGTATTATGAGAGATAGATACTTCATTGCCTATGTTGGCACCAAGAATGAGAATCCCCACATGATCATCAACCGATTTCAAGATGTGTTCAGTGGGATGAACGTCAACTATTGCATTGTGTTAACGATGGAAGATGATGAGGTATATATCGAAGAAGTTGATGCAGCTGCATTCGATGAAGTTAAATTTAAAATGAATTGAGATGAAAAAAACTAACAAACAACTCCAGAACTTATATGACTTTATGGAGATAATGATGAATGAGATTAATTCAAATACCAAGCAAATCTTTGCTGAAGAGCTGAGAACATTTGGTGCAATGCTTGAGGAAGTGGAAATCATCCCCGAGGAGAAACCAATCAACACCGATCCAATCGTAATGAAGGTCATAACCAAGTATTATGAACGTTCCGAGATGGGAATTAAAAAATATGGCACCACATTGGAAAATAATTACTTACCTTTGATTGATTGGTTGAATCATCTCCAGGATGAATTGATGGATGCAACCTTGTATATTGAAAAATTAAAGATATGACTTACCTAGCTTCACTCGCACTCAGTTGGTTCCTGGTATCATTCGAGCCATTACAGTTGTTATGGGATAACATCGCGGTGCGAATCAGACCGAATCACTTGGTCAACTACATCCATGCCGGATTTGGATGTTGGAAGTGCATGAGCTTGTGGTCCACATGGATTATCACCGGTGACTTTATTCAGGCAACCATCGTTTCGTTTATTGCGTTTATCATTGAGGAATGTTTAGCGAAGCTCAAGTAAAATATATCAATGAGATTATCAGGTCAACTGATGCGTCTAAGTATGCCAAGATTACGCTCAAAGCACTGTACCGGATATACGATGAGCACACCGGAGAGATTACAACCGATTGCTTTTGTGCTAGGACAGTGAGGAAGATATACTATAAGCAATTCATGGAATGGTATGAAGCGAACACTTGACCGATATATCTCAAGGCACTATGATGAGGTGAGGACGTACACTGAGTATTTCCTCGC